CTGAGGCCGTGATGCTGCTTAGACGGTAGCAGGCGTAGATTGTCAGGCTCATTATTGTCTTGGTTATTGTCGACATGATGAACATGCCAGCCTGAAGGTATCTCTTCACCAGGGTGGTATCTCTTCCAGATGACCTTATGAAGAGCTTCCATAGTTCGGTGAGACTTGCCTCGCCCAGACTCTGATGCGGGATGGTACGTGCTATGGTAGTAATAAGCTCTTTTCCCACCAAGCCTGCGGTAAAGCCTGCCCTCGAACTCAATGCTGTCAACAGAGACCACTGTATAGTTTTCCATGCCGTTAATATACTTAAGATAGGCTGAGAAATGGTATCTATTCTCTCAAACCCATCATGAGAAAAAACGGGGTGGTTAGGGGTACAGGTCAGTCCAAGTTTGGTGATTACTTTGTCGGCATCGTTAACGCACAAGTTGGTAATCATTCGCAGCCCAAGTGGGGTGATCACCATGTCCCCCATCCTGAGAGTCTCTATCGGTCGATCTCCAAAGGGCGTGGCAATCATTGTGCCGCTCACAAAGCATATATCGTCATGGTCACCGTCCGGGAACAACGTACATTGGTTGACGAGATCAGCATTCCAAGGCGCTCGCTTCAAAAACACCTTGCCCATCTCGATATGAGATGAAATGGCGGCCGCACGATTGACCTTGTCCATCATTTTCACGCCTTCCCCAGGGAACTTGGCGATATGAAGGTCAGGCAGGTCACGCCGCAGTGATTGAATCAAAGATTGTCCAGAGGCCTTATTTTCAATCAAAACCGTGTGGGGCTGGTATCGTAGGATCAACTTCTTCGTCGCCTCAAGCAGGTCGGGATAGGTCACACGATCATGCCAGCAATCAATGCAAAAGAACCTGCCGTCCCAGGCCTTGATCCATACCGTGGCAGCACTTTCATCTGCTGAAGTCTTCTCAGAGAATGCTGAATCGATCGAAATGAACGTTCGTTCCCAGAACTCAGGGCCAGGCACATCTTCACAGTACTGCCACCATTCAGGCAGAAATATCGATGAATCTGAGCCAGAAACGAACTCACCATGCAATTCTTGCAGCCGAATACGTGCCGGCGTCTCTTCTTCGAGCTTGCGAATATCGTCCTCAACGAGAAAGCCATTCGGCTTTTTGTTGTCGTAGGTACTGAATTTGAACGAAGCATAGTGAGGATCGTACTCAGAGCCCCCCACCTGCCCTTTTTTAAAGAAACTGTAGAATATTGACTCTTTCCCGTCCCTTGCCAGCATGCCACGTGGCGTACCGATCAAGAACGCCCTGGAGTCCTCATGGTCAAGTAGCATAGGCGCCACATATTGAAACCAAAGATTCGGCTGCTTGAAGAGGCTTATACCAGCCTCATTGAGGACAACCATCCAGTAGCCCAGACCTACGAGCATGTCAGGTCTATCAGACGATCTGAACTCAATTACGTTGTCCAAGATGCGTAATTCACGCCTGGAAGGCTTCCAAGACCACAGTTTCTTGCTGATTTTATTCATTATTGGCAAGAAATAGGTCTCAACGTAGCCAACAACGGATCGATATTGAACATCAATCCACATGACCTTTTTATCGTGTACCGAGAAGAGGGTATCAATCAAGAATTGGGCAGCGCCTTGAGTTTTCCCAGCACGCCGACCACAGGACGCGGTAATGTATTTGGCCGTCGAGCCCCAGAAGATCTTGTCCTGCATGGCATTGCAGACGAGATCCAACGGTTTACCGTCAACTGTGGCTAACTCGTCCATTTACGCGGCCTTAGCTTCTGGTTTTGTTTCCAAGGGCGTGGTCGGGGTCTGATCACCCATGATATGGCGATTCAGGACGAGCTCGACCTTGCCTGACAGTTCGTTCTGTTCTTTGGGAACCCAGTCCGGGGAGTGTGTGCGCAGCCATTCTTTGACCCAGTAATCTGAGCCAGATTCGATCTTTTGCCAGACCTTCTGTTCAACGAATTCGACGAAACTCTGCTTCAGCGCGTCTACGGCCGCGGCGAAGTCCGCGTCATTTTTTAGCCATATGTAGTAGGTCGTGCGATCCATTCCCATGGCAATACACGTCGAACTGATGGCCCCACGTGAATTTTTGAAACCTTCCAAGAATTTCGCTTTTAGATGTTTTTTGCCCATAAACCGCTCGATTTCTGTCAAAAAGCTTTCATTTTGTCTTCAAAACGACTCAAAACCGTGAATGTTCTGGTAGATAATTAAGGCTCACTTACAGATTAGCTGAAATCGAGCTAATCTGTATTATCGGATAAGCTGTATCAGCCGCAGGGGAATATTCTATGCCATTTTCCAATCAGGTAGCCGCCAGACAGCAGCCGCCGGGACGTTACAAGAAGTTTCGTCGTGAGAACGGCAAGTTTGGCGATGGCATTGATGTCATTTGGGGTGTTACCCCCAACGGCAAGACAGAAGTCCAATCCATTAGATTCGATGCCAGCAAATTTTCGACAGAAGAGGCCAGGTCGTGGTTGAAAGAGCACAAATACAAGACAGGTGTGACGCCGGCAACCGGCGAGCCGAAGAATCACGACGATGGTGGGACTGCAGCACCTGTCAGCACCGCGTCCCCTGCGAATTCGGCCTCGGCGATTACAGTTCAGACGGCTCTACGGCCTATGACAGTGCAGTACAACGAGGGTGTTGACGACGAAACCCACGAAATTGACGTGGATGAGTCAGGCATGCTCGACACACTCATTGATCATGACATCGACATGGATGAACTCAAAATGGGCTCCGAACACGAGCTCGAACATACCGACGACAAAAAGATCGCACTTAAGATAGCCCTCGACCACCTCATCGAAATACCAGACTACTACAGCCGTCTCAAGGCCGCCTTCCCCGAAGAAGCATCTGAGTTCGCTGCCGCCAAAGGCAAAAAAGAATTCAAACTCGACGGCGATGGCCTGCTTGATGACGAGAACGATGATGAGGACTACTGCCTGGGCTTCGATGAATCAGGTAAGAACCTGTATGTCGAGGCATTTGAGGCAGGTACGCATGTTGATGCATCAGGTACTGAAGCAACCTGGACAGAGAAAGACCTCGATGACATCGCTGCCAAGGCCAACAGCCAGCTTGCCACAAAACCGATCCCTGTTTGCATAGGACATCCGTCTGATTCATCGCCTGCCTATGGTTGGGTTCAGGGCGTGAAGCGTTTCGGTGAGAAGCTGCGTGTGAAGCTGTCTGAACTCAACCCGGCATTTGCCGCGGCCTTGAAAGAGGGCGCCTATAAGACCCGGTCCATCAGCCTGTATGACGACAACCGCATGCGTCACCTGGGCTTTTTGGGTGGATCTCAGCCGGCCATTGAGGGTCTGCAACCCATGTCATTTAATGAGCAAGATCACTATCGTATATACACTTTTTCGGAGGATATCGAGATGGATAAGATGAAAGAGCAAGAACTCACTTTTCTTCAGAACCTGTTGAAGAAGTTCGGTTTCGACGTCGAAAAGGCCAAGAAAGAGTTCTCTGAGAAGGACTTCCACGAGGCCCAGACTGTCGTGGCTCTCGAGACTGGTACACCTGCCAAGGTGAACACCACGGGCGAGTCCATCAACGCCGACATCAAAGAAAAAGAGACGAAAGACCCGGGCGAACAGTCGACTGCCAAGGCCGAGAACGCCGAGATCAAGGACGCGGCCAATGAAGAAGAGACTGAGAATGCCAAATTGAAGGCTGAGCTCGAAGCCACCAAGGCAAAGCTTGCCATGGCCGAGGCCGCACTTGCCAAGTCCAAGATCACCAATGCCGACTTCTGCGAGAGTCTCATCAAGGATGGCGTCTTGAAGCCTGCCGACCGCGAGATCACGCTTATGGGTCTTGATGCCCAGGCACAGATTGACCAGGCCCGCGCCGTTGAGGCCAAGGTTCTGGGCAAGAGCTTCAATGAAGCAGCAGAGTCAGGGTTGGAGAAAATGAAGGCGTTGCTCAAGGCGCAGCCCAAGGTTGTGCAGTTCGGGGAATTCCCTGTCGTGCCGGCCATGGAAGCGGTCACTGAGTTCCCGAAGACCTCGCTCGAGATGCAGTCGTATATCGACAAGCGCATGAACGATTGCATGACCGAGCAGGACAAGATCGGTCTCACGCCCAAGATCAGCTACGGTGACATGCTCAAGAAGGTGCACCGTGAGGTCATGGACAAGGATCCTGAAGGGTTCAGGGCATACTTCTCAGAGAAATACCTACCCAAGATGAATGGATAACCTCATGGGAATGAGCCAGGCGTAACATAAGCCTGGCCGCCCATTTTTCGAATAAAGGGCAATTTCAAGGACAATAAAAGGAGAACATTTATGGCTTACACTTCTCAGACATCTCTCTCAATGAGCTGGCAGGCTGGTGCCGATCTGTCGAACAACCAATTCACGTTTGTCTCGATGGACAGCACTTCCCAGATCCAGCCCTGCGCGAAGACCTCGCAGGCTCTCGGTGTTCTTGCCAATCAGCCCAGTGCTGGTGTGCAGGGGCAGTATGCAGCAACAGTCGACCTTGCAGGCGTGACGCGCATTTGCGTTGCCGGCGTCTATCCGGTTGGGACCGTTCTCGTTCCCGGTACGGATGGATCGATCGTTGGACTCGGGTACTCTGTCGCAGATGCCACATCCAACTTCAAATACGCCAGAGCGATCACTCTTCAGGCAAGCACCGCGGCATATGATGTCGTGGCAGCGCGATTGATCGACAACAACCCGGGCGTGGACTCGACGACAGCGTAACAACGGTGGTTGCCCTGTTTCAAGGTAGGGTAATTATCTATCAGAACAAAAGGAGAAATTTATGGCTCTTCCATCCTCAAGTCAGATAACCGTACAGGTTGCCAATCCCAACCTGACGATTCAGTACAAGCCTGAGAACCTGATTGGTGACAGCGTATGGCCGATCATGCCTCTCAGCTCGCCCTCGCAGAAGATTCTGAAGTATGTCAAGTCGAACATGTTTCGGATCGAACCCGGTACACTGTACCGTTCAGAAGGCGGAGAAACGAAGATTTTTGATTGGGACATCGAGTCCACAACCGCGAATCCCAAGCAGATCAGTGCTGGTGAGTCGGTGCCTGTGGAAATGGTCGACATCGAGTCGATGCCTGGCCAGCTGCCCACGAATTCGATCATCGACGCGCAACAGCACGCGATGAGCCGGATTTTCCAGTTCAAGGAGAAGCTCATCTCCGATACCATCTACACCACAACGTGGCAGGATGGTACCAATGGTGGATCAGTGCCGTCAGCCGGTAACGGTGGATGGGCGCTCGACACCTCCGCGAACTCGTTCATCAAGGACGTGTTCAGCGCGAAGGCCGCAATCCTCCGCGCAACTGGTGTGCGTCCGAACGTTCTGGTCATCGACTATGACACGTTCGTGGCCCAGCAGTTCAATCCGATCGTGTCTGACAAGATCAAGTACACGCAGACGGCCGTTACGACCGCTGAGTTGCTTGCTCGTCTCCTGCAGCTCGACGAAGTCCTCGTTGGTTCCAGCGTCTACGTGGGATCGAACGAGAACAAGAAGACGAAGAACCCGAACACGATGTCGCAGATCTGGAACCCGAGCGGTACCGGCAACGCGTACCTGTTCCACAAAGAAGCCCCCGGACTTCGCGTCCTGACGGCTGGTCTCCAGTATCGTTTGCCGTACCGTGGCAGCCTGACCTATGTCGAGGGCTACTACGACTATCGCAAGCGTGCGTATGTCTACACCGTGACCGAGCAGATCGACGTTGCGCCTGTGGCAACTGACGTCGGCTGGACATGGCAGCACACGAATTCGTAACGATGGTGTGATGATGATGGGGTGGTGGTGGTCGAAAGGCCACCACCTTTTTAACCAGGACGAATCATGAGCTATTGCGATCTCACCGATTTGAAGAACTACATCCCAGCTGATGTAATCAAGCAGCTGACGGATGATGGTGATACCGACGAGATCGATATCGAAAAGGTCTCATTGGCCATAAGTGAGGCTGATGATTTGATTGATGGATACCTGCGCGGCCGGTATCCTGTTCCAATTCAAGGCACGCCGCCGTCTCTGATCACCGATGTAAGCATCAAGCTGTCGACATACTTTTTGTATAAGCGCAGCTTGATGCTCACATTGCCTGATCCTGTCAAGGACGATTACCAGCACGGCATGATGGTGCTGAGGGATATCCAAAAGGGTCGGATCAGTCCGTTCCCTGAAACGCAGAACCCGACATGGTTCGTTTCGAATCATAAGCAGGGTGAAGTGACACCCGTGAATCTGGCCACGAACAATTTCCAGGACTATTTGATCAGGGCTATTCCAGGCACGGCCAGGCCCGGGACGGCAATGTAAGTATGCCATCAACAACGATGTCTGATCTGCATACTGCGATCCTTGAAAGTTTGAAGGCCAATGGTCTTGACGTAAGAGAAATCGGTGCCAAAGATCTGATTGATGGCACGATAAACCTGACCAGGCCTGCTGTTAATGTGACAATCAACAACGCGAACTTTTCCAAGATCTCGTTGTATACATATAAGTGCAAGGTGATGATCAGCCTGATTGTTGTGATCAACAATGTCAAGGGTGGTCCTACCGGAGAGTTTGCACGAAAGAAGGCTGTCTACGATTTACTGGAAGCGATCAGCGAATTCTTGACCCTGCAGCGGTTGCTGCCTGAACTCGAGAATCCACTCATCCCCGACAGTTTTCGTAACATCACCACGGCCATGTTTGCTAAGGCCGGGTATCAGTTGTACGAGATGAGGTTCTGGTCGAGTTGGGATGTCGACATGGCGAATCCGGATGGGCAAGACCTGGGCACGTTGAAGACTATCGTGGCGAATTACTGGCTCGAGCCAGAACATGATCCGGACGTAGATCCGAGCGATGCCGAGGATATCATAAATGAGAACCCATAGTGTCGAGATAAGGATCAATGGGCGACCGATCAGCCAACCTGAACAACCGAAAGAAACAAAGTCCGATATACCTCCAGAGCCTATGAAGGCCGTTGAGAAGGAGAAGACAAAGAAGTAGATGAGGGGATAGGGTAGCTCCCGAAGAGGCGTTTTCACGGACGCCGTCCCCTTTACGAAACCGTGAGCAACCTTGTCGTGAGAGGTGCACATGTACAAAGGATACAGTTCGGATTATTATGAGTCGCACAAGAGGTACAAGTCCAAGAATCGTGAAAAATACCTCGAATGGCGGCGCGAATATGATAGGGTGTATTCGAAGACTGAAAAAAGGCGTGAAAACTGTAGGATAAGGCGGCAAAATCCTCAGATTCAGATAATAAACAATCACAGGCACAAAATTCGACGTGCACTGACGGGAGTAGTGAGACGGTTTAGTTCTGACAGTCTTGGGATCATAGGGCTCTCGATAGAACAATTGAAACAATACTTAGAACAGAGAGCTCCACAGGGATTCACGTGGGAGAAGTATGAAAATGATGAGTATCAGGTTGATCACATCACTGCCGCATGCAAGTTCAATTTGCAATGCTCATATCACAGAAGACTGTGTTTTCACTACACCAATCTTCAGCTTCTCGCGACTGAAGAAAATCTGCGTAAAGGAGTAAAGACATGAGTTCCCCGAATATCAGTTTTTTCAGCATCCCTTCCAACATCCGTAAACCGGGTGTCTATTTCGAAGAGAACACTAACAATGCCCTACAGGGCCTCACCGCCCCACAGGACAAGATCTGCCTGCTTGCTCAGAAGTTGAGCACTGGCAGCGTGGCCTCCAAAACACCTACCGTGGTCTTCAGTGATGCCGACAGTGCCTTGTACTTCGGTACCGGCTCTGTAGCCCATCTGGCCACCAAGGCCATGTTCGAATCCAATCCCAACATCAGCCTTACCGTATGCGCCATTGACGATGCAGGTGGGGGCACCCAGGCTGCCGGTAGCTTTGCCATCACTGGCACGGCCACTGCGGCTGGATCCCTGCAGATCTGGATCGGCGATGTCGGCGTATCTGTCGGCGTATCTGTCGGCGATGCCAACACGACCGTGGCCACAAACCTCGGTACAGCCCTTTCAGCGGTATCCAACCTTCTCCCTGTCACATACGCGGTTGTGTCCAATGCGATCAACCTGACGGCTCGGCACAAGGGTACACTGGGCAACCAGTCGACTCTGTCCTATGCCCTGAATACCGTGACCGGTACAGGCGTGACCCTGACCCAGCTGACTGGTGGCGCCTCCGATCCTGACGTGGGTGTCTACTCATCCGCGGGAACAGTCTTGGCGGCCGTGGTTGCAGGCGGATACACGATTTTCTGCTCGACTCTACCGGATGCAAGCAACCTGGGCAAGATCAAGTCCATGGTGGCCTTTGCGTCAGGTGCAATGGAGCAGCGTCCTGCGGTTTGGGCAGCCGGTGCGACCGAAGAGGTCGACACCTACTCGAACATCAAGACTCTGGCCGGCACGACCATGAATGATGGGCGCGGATCGATTGCATGGATCACATACGCCAACGGTGGTAACAACCAGGCCAAGTCCGAGCCCTGGAAGGTTGGTGCAGAATATGCAGCGATGCTTTCATACAACAGCGATCCTGTTGTGCCCTTCGATGGCCTTGCTTTGGCAACGATTGCGCCGCCTTCAGTGGTGGATCGTATGACCAGGACGCAGAGTGAAGATGCTCTGAACAATGGCGTGACGCCGCTTGAGGTCGTCCCGGGCAATGAAGTCACGATCGTACGTGCGATCAGCACCTACACAACCACAGCCTCGATCCCTGATCCGACCTTGCTGGACATCACGACAGTCAGAACACTTGACTACGTGCGTGCCCAGATCCGGACACGTCTGGCATTGCGTTTCATTCGGGCGAAGCTCTCGACCAAGACGCCGGCGCGTGTGGTCTCACAGGTTCTGGACGTGCTCTACCTTCTTGAGCAGCTTGAGATCGTTCAGAACGTTGCTCAATACAAGGCGGGTGTGATCGCTGAGATCGACACGCAGACCCAAGGGCAGATCGATGTCAAGGTGCCTGCGAATGTCGTCCAGGGATTGCATGTCATTGCGGGCGTTGTCGACCTTATTCTCGGATAAACAAAGGAGCGAATTCATATGGCAGAACTTTTTGTAACCAGAACGTTTCTTGAGGTCAACGGTACCTCTGTTGCTGAGTTTCGCTCAGTTACTGAGAAGGCCGTGATCGCTCGCAAGCCGGTCAACCTGATGTATTCAACGGGCGTTGCCGAGCTCACCAAGCGCTATCAGTTGACGGTAGAGTATGTCTACCCGCGCTCGGTCACACCCTTTGATTTCTTGGGCGTTGAGAACGGTACCCTGTCGGTCGAGTACGACTCAGGGGAACGTCATGATTTCGGTGGCGTGAGCTGCCTTGAAGTCGGTGACGGGAAAATCGACGGTGAAACCGAAATGCTCAAGGAGATCACGTTCATGGCAGCGACCAAGGACGGGAATACCGGGGCGAACTAATGTCAGATCTTCTGTTAAGACTTAAGCTCGGCTCGAGCGCTACCAAGCTGGTCACCTGGCCAGGTAGCGCCGAGCACGTGCTGTTGAAGATTCTGTCGCAGCAGCAGCGGCAGGAGGCCACGTTCGCAACCGAGCAGCTGTTTAAGACTGCCAAGGTTGAGCTGAACATGGTCACAGCGAATGAATATGAATCTGAGCAGGCCACTCAGATGCTGTACCGGTCTCTTCGGGACCCTGCCGCCCCCGACGAACCCATATGTGCATCCGTAACAGAGTTTCGTAAGGCGCTCTCAGCTGACGAGAAGCGTATACTGTTGGATGAATACGTGGCGTTTGAGAAGGACATTTCACCATCTCCGGACAATCTATCGGATGAAGAGTTCGATCGAATCCTGTCCGATTTAAAAAAAAATCCCAGTCAGACACTTGGGAACATTTCAAGTATCAGCACAGCCAAGCGGCTCTTAGCTATTATGGCAAGCCAGCCTGTGACCTTACCGAAGGCCAGTGGCTCGTCATCGCGAGCATCGAAGCAGGCATAGCCAGCGTAGCGGCTGATCGCAAGTCCAATCCCTCTGGTTCGACAACATATCGTGTGAGACCGAAAGGTTAATGCAATGGCTATTGAGCGCGACATGGTTCTTTCATTTAAGGGCGATCCTTCGTCTGCCATTCGTGCATTGAATCAGGTGCAGGGCAAGCTCACCGAGGTCAACAAGTCTACCAAGGCCGTGAATGAATCCTGGAAGATGATGAAGGAGGCCGCGGCCGGCTTCTTGGCATTTAAAACTGTCGAGATGGTGGGCAAATTCGAGGATGGGATCAGGCGTGTCGGGATCAACGCTGGACTTTCTGCGTCAAAGATGATGCAGCTCAAAGAAGGTCTGCTCGATGTATCCAGCGGTGCCAGCACTGAAGAGATGATGCAGCTGTCCAAGTCCTTTCTCGACGTGAACAAGAACTCAGATTTCTACCTGCGTAATCTCAAGTATATCACAGCACTTCAAGAGGCATCCGGTGCTTCTGGGGCTGATCTCGGCAAGGCGTTGGGCGATCTGATGCTCGACAGCAAGATGACTGACGAGCAGTTCAAGGCCATGACTGCCACCATGCTGAAGTTCTCTCAGGGCAAGTTCTCAAAAATGTCATTTGCCGAAATATTGCCTAATGCAAAACAGATGCTTGCAGCTGCTCGGCTCGCCTACGGTCCTAACGCATCTACGAAGCAGATTCAGGATTTCATGACCACGGCTATGTTTACGGGCTCACCGCAGGCATTGGCCAAGGCCATGATAAAAATGAAGACAAATCCTCTGGTAAGTAGAATGATGACCTCCATAGGAGCAGATGTGTCAAAGGACACGCTGGGCACGATTCTGGCGAAGGCTCAGGCACACGGAGCCAGTATAGTTGGTATTGGTCAGCTTTTTGGTAAACAGGGTATAGCCGGACTCGAGCGTCTCATCAATCAGACCAAAGAATGGCAGGACGCCATGGCATCTGCCGGCGGCACTGCTGAGGATGTCCTTGGTCAGGCAGATGAGAAGTCTAAGGGATTCGAAGGGTCAATGAACCGATTGAATAAAGTTTTTCTGACACTGGCGGATTCGGCATTGGCTCCTGTCTTGCAGCAAGTTGCTGATTCTCTGTCCAAGGTAGATCCTGAGTCCATCAAGGCTTTGGCCGGTGCGTTCGGTACCCTGGGGACTATTGTTGGCAGGGCTGCCGAGAATTTGGGTAACCTTATAGGCTGGATGGAAGTGCTGCATACTCAGGCTCAAGTACAGCAGTTGACCGATGATGTCGACAAAGCCACGAAAGAGGGCATAGCATTTAGAAGGACGAAGGCAGGCAAGGCTGCAGGACAGGGCGCCCCCTCATCGTTCACGCCATCCAATGAAAATCTCGATCGTCGCAACTCATTGCTGGGAATGGGCGTCGATCCCAATGCCTCTTCAGACCAGGCGCAGGCCTTGGCGAATTCAATGTTCACTGGCAGCGAGGGTAAAATGCCTATAAGTCTCACTGCCAATCTCAATGTCAGCGGTGAGAATATTTTCAAGGCAAAGTTCAAGTACGACATACCTAACCAGATGGCTGTATCGGATAGATAACCATGGCAAAACTTTTCGACGCCAAACTTGACAACTACGAGCTTCGTATCCTGGACATCAGCGATACGATTGGGCAGAGCATTGCTCGCCAAGAGTTCATCAATGAAGATGGCGCCATCCTGCAGAACATGGGCCTGCACGCTCGTGAGATCAAGTTCAGATGCTTCTTCTTCGGTTCTGATGTCGGCGGATTCACCGCCAATTACAGCAATCACCTCAGTTTTCTCAATGGTCTGAACGACACATCCAAGACCCACGTGCTTATACACCCCAAGTATGGCACGATGCAGGGCATGATCGAGTCGACCACGCTGATCCATGACGATACCCAGAACTACGTGGCGATCGATATCACGTTCATCCAACAGGGCTTACAGAACCAGAAGGCCCAGCTTTCCACGACAGGTTTTCTTCAGGTCGCGGCACAGCAGGCCCTGGTCGGCGTCAACAGCAACATCTCCACTGCGATACCCGGGCTACTCACATCCTCAGGCCTGTCATCGGTGCTGGGGAAGGTTGTCTCTGCTGAGAAGTCCCTGACCTCTCAAATCCAAGGCGTGTCCTCGGCCGTGCGAGGCTTTCTCAAAGAGGCAGATACGGTCATTGGTGTCCTGGACACTACCCTGGCAGATGTGAACACAATCTCATCAACTTTGAACTCGGCAGTAAGCTATGTGGGCGATGTCCCCTCACGCATCGTAGGGTCTATTGTCAACTGCTCCGATCGTATCATGGGCAGCCTGTCGAATCTCAGCAATTTGCCGGTGAATTTCATCAATTCAGCCATTTACAATATGAATGCCCTGAAAGACTCGGTCACAGGCAAACATGCCGATTTCTTCAAATCTCGCATGACATCGATATGGTCCGGCACTTTGGGCAAACAAGCCACTGTGCTATTCAAGGCGGATGACCAGGCTGACGCCCAATGGAAGTCGCTCGAGCAGAACCAGTCGTTCGATCTGAACGGTCGTAGGGTCACGGCATCTGTTGCTACGCCTCCCATGACCGTGCAGGACATCGAGGGCATAGCCTATTCGGTCAGGCAGTACATCCAGGGCGCCATAGACCTTGACCGGGATCAGCCGACACTGAAGGCCATGGCTGAGGCCTTGATAAGCTACGTGGGGCAGGCAAAGCTTAAGAAACAGGTGCAGATGCCTGTGTCCATTTCGCCATCAATGCCATTGCATATCATATGTGCCAAGTTCGGACTGACGTACAATACAGTAGATCGTTTGCTGAAAATCAACCCATCGATTTTGAATCCGACATTCGCGTCGGGGACGGTACAGGTTTATGCCCAGCAGCCGTGATGTAGTAACCATTTTCTTGGGCTCGTCATTCTCAAGGGATCAAGTCCCTCAAGAGAAGCTGAGAAGCTATTCGTGTAAGCGCGATATTTTCTCGGGCGCCGGCACAATTGAAATGGAAATCGAATGGTCGGTGCAGGTCAACGTGGCTGTGTCGCCTATCACGTTCGAATTTCAGATCAATGGGTTTACCATGATGTCCGGGTGGATCGATCGCGTGTCTATCTCCTACAGCAAGGGCAGCCGCGTGCTGAAGCTGTATGGTCGAGATGCCATGCAGGTCTTGCATGACAATTTCGTTCTGACGCCCAAGTTCTACCAGACCACCACGGCAGGGCTTCAGACTACTGGCCCCGATGGTCAGTTCTATCCGCTCAACAAAAAGACAGTCAGCGGTGTGCTTGCTGATGTTGTGCAGGACGTGTGGGAAGGTTCTAAGGCCGTGTTTCCCAACCACGATGGCATAGAGCTGCTGAGCCTGCCAGAACTGAAGTTTGAGTGGACATCTACGGCAATAGATGCCTCTAAGAAACTGGCCACAGTGAAAAAGGTTCGATCAACTCACGGGCAGACCCTGTTCGATTTCATCTCGACCCTGGTGAATCCTGTCGGCATTTTCATGTATGCAAAGCCGGTAAACACTGACGACCAGCAGGTCATCGTGTTTCACAAGGTCACAGGGCCTGATGACGAATTGGTCTCCTATGGCGTTGATGGCAGTCCGGTACAGGACTCTGTGTTAAAGAGTGGAAACTATTTCATTCAAAATCTTGTCCCCGGGACTGAGCCTACTACAGGCCTGCCCAACAAATCTGGGCAGAATAACGTGATCTCGTGCGAGTTTACCCAGGACGCGACCGATTATCACAAATGGATCAGGCTCGTCGGCCAATCCGAGTCCGAATATGATCAGGCTCCTACGGTGGTGAATGGCACTTTCCAGACAGTCCGAAGTGTGCTCGTGGCCGAGGCGATAGAGTCCGGGTCTCCTGATAAGGGCTACCAGGGCTTGACAAAGTTCAAGGTGGCTGGGGTCAATGCCGTGGATGATAATGTGTGGAAGAACACCAAGCAGCAGCTTCTTGACACAGAATTTCTGCAGCAGAACAGACGTTTGTATACATTGAAGTATACAGTTGAAGGGCACAGCCCAGATCCTAACTCTCAGCCCTATTTCATCAATCATCTGGCCATTGTTGAGGATGACTTCATCCCGGGCGTGGTGTTCTCAGAGTTCTTGACCTATGGGGTTGAGTATCGTGGCAGCAATTCGGGCGGCATAACGACTGTGCTTGACTTGTGCAGGCCTGGCAAGATCGACAATTCAATTATTCGAAATGTCCGTCATGACATGCAGGTAACGGGAATATGATAATCGACATCATTAAAGCTTCTCTGATCAATCTGGTCGCGGCCGGCAATGCTGCCTACCGCACGTTCACGGCATACGGCCGAGGCAACGAGATCGTGTCCGGCAAGATTTTTCAGCATTATGGGTTCAGGTCTCAGCCTAAACAAGGCGCTGATCTGGTCACAGTTCAGTACGGGAACAACAGTGTGTCCGTGGCAGAGAATGATGGTAATCTTTATCCTGTGGCCCTGAAAGAGGGACAGGTAGCTGTTTATGCCGATGGTGCTGATGGATCTGAGGTCGTGATTGCACTACACAGCAATGACAATGTCGAGGGTGGCGATAAAGGGCTGATCGATATCCACACAGCTAATGGGTCTATTCAGATCATTGCGGGCAACAACCAGATAACGATCACACAGAACAACGCCGGCATCACGGCGCCGTCTATCAAACTGGGGGCAGATCCGAACGACCAACTCAAGAAACTTTGCATGGAATCGTTCGCCGATCTGCTCGCCAACCACACCCATGCCCTGGATGTGCCGCATGGCATGACGCTGGCGCCGTTGCAATACAGTGCAGGCATGGTATCGCCGGTAAACTCAACGTTGTATCCGAATGCATTCACAAGCGTTGTAGAGGCCGAATAATATGGACTTTCAAGTGCTACTCGTAAATGGACTTGGCGCCATGACTTTCAACGCCAACACCGATATCAGGACGAACATCTGGTTCAGCCTGAACATCGAGTATGGGCGTTGGTGGCAGCAGCCCTCGTTCGGACATAAGCTGGGCACGATCAAAAAGCTGGGCACCTCAGATCTATTGCTGGCCAAGCAATATGTCCAAGATGCCCTCCAATGGCTCATCCAGGTCGGACGTGCCACGGCGATCGATGTTGCTGTTGAAAAGGACTCCGACCCTCGGACGCCAGGCAGGATGAATATCAAGGTTCAGGCCACGCAACCCAATGGGTTAATAATTAAGTACCAACAATTTTACGCGGTGGTTTAACATGTCGAATCCCTATCTTAGAAGCTACGATGATTTGCTTCAGGCCATGCTGACTGATTACAGCAACCTGTCGCCCAGCCCTGACACGAGCATCGGCAGCCCTGTATACATCAAATGCAGCGTGCTGGCGAGCGCCCTGTGGGGCGTGTACAAGTACCAGGACTACCTGGCCCAGCAACCCTTCCCTGATACAGGTTCGACAGATTCAATTAATCATTGGGGCAGCATCCTGGGCATCACACGTCAGGCCGGCGAAAACGACAATGACTACGCCAATGCCATGATCACGGCCCTGAAGTCCCCGCCAGCCGGCGGCACCAAGACGGACTACCAGAACTGGGCATTACAAATGCCGGCCCAGACCGCTTATCATAATGAGAATTTTTTGCCCGGGGCGGTTAATGTTGGCGCCGACACGATCACTGTAGGCCAGAACTACAACATGGATGGTGTCATTGTTCAATTCACGACGACAGGTACTCTGCCGGGTGGGTTGTCATTGAACACGTCCTACGGGGTTTATCAGGCGTATGCCGATCCATCCCTGATCCAAGTGTGGGATACTGGGTTCATCTCACCGGTGACCCTCACAAACGGTGGATCAGGCCTGCACACGATCGTGCCCCAGTCGACCACGACCTATTTCGTGCAGTACTGCACGGTCATCACGCCTCCGGCAGTGCCGGCAGGGCAGGTCTACCTCGTCATCAAGCCTAATGATCTATCCATACTGGGCACCGGGGCAATGACGAACCTGGTGACAGGCTTACAGATGTACGTTGATGCCAGGCGTCCTGTGACCGCGGCATCGACCGTCATTCAGGCTGTGGCCCTTTTGGTTCAGAACGTGTCAGTGACGGTATCACCGGTCACCAGCGATATCCAGACCATGCAGAACGATATCGCGTCGTTCATGTCGAGCATGCTCCCTGGGGACACGCTCTACACGTCCAAGCTCGAATCTATTTGCATTCAGGACGGGGCAGTCAATGCCGTGGTTACCACACCCACATCGGACGTGGTACCACAGTACTACCAGGTCATTCAACCAGGTATCATCTCTGTAACACCTTCAGCATAAGGGATTTATCATGTCTGAGAACTATAACGGTTACACTCTAAACGACACTGGCGATGCCAATTGGGGTCCTACAGAGACACAGGCCTTGAAGGACATCATAGGCAAGCTGCCCAACCTTACTGACACCCTGGTCGGCGCCCAGCATGTCCATGCGGGATTGGTCAACTCTTCGAACACGATCACCGCGGTGAGCTGTGGGTCATCGAACGTGGCCATCAATGCCAGCGTTGTGGGCATTGCAGCCTTGAATCCGGCCGATCCGGCGCCTACAATTCAGACGGCCGACGGGGCACAGACTGCCAGGACGCAGATTGTCGACACCGGGTTCGTGGGGGACACGCTGGTGACCGGCATTGGTAACTTCTCGACCGTGTCCACGTCAGCCTCGCCTGTAGCGGACAGCATGATGGTGTTCGCCGCTGGTGGCATGGAAATCGTGGCAGATTCAGGGTTTTTGGCCCTTTTCACGGATGGTAACAATGGTGGCTCGGGTGACATCTACATTCAGGACAGCCGCCTGCAACAGATATCGTTCACGTCAAATGGCATTTCGATTATGCCGCAATATAGCGCTCAGGCCGCCGTGACATTCGCTACGGACGGGTCACAGCCTTTGGTAGGCTTTTTCGGGGCGACACCGGTGGCACAGCAGCCTACGCCGGCGGCGACGTTCGCTGACATCGTGGCATTGCTTCAGGCGTACGGCCTGTGCCCTTAAGACAGGGGGAAAGAGATGACAGAGAAAAGAGAAGCAGAATTTCGCAATATGATCCGGATGCGGTTGGAAAACGGGCAGCGGGTCGGGGATGCAGTGATCGACATGATCGCCGAGTATGATTGGAAGACCGTCCCCGAACAGCAAGCAGTTCTGATCGACATCGCTGTGCAAGAGGCCCAGGCCGCAGAGACTCGCAAACGCAGGTAATACTTTGCTAATACGAGGATAGAGATTATGTCAGAAATAAATCCAGTTCATTTCACGTTGTTCGGTCAGGTGTGGCCTGATGGCGCCAAGCTGCCGATCATAGACATTTCTCAGGACAGCATGGCCTGGGGATCGATCGAAGTCGATCTTCCCTTGGCAGGCATTTCGAACCTGCGTGCTGCATCGTACATGCTTGGGTCGCCCACGACCGCGGATGACCGGTGGACACGGCTGCAGCCTGAGCTCTACAATCTCTACCCGCATATCCTCTATTTCACGTATTTCCAGCAGTCGACTGGGACATTCGTCATCAATTGGCGCTTTGACCCCACGGATATCCCGTGGTTGGCTCATGACCAGTACTATTCGGTCGAATTCGCGGTAAATGCCTCGGATTTGGCATCTGATACTCAGGCCGCGCCCAAACTGATCGTTCACATCAAAAATCAGATCGATTTCACCGGGGCAACAGGATTCCAAGGCATCACAGGCCTGAATTCGGTCTATTCTGGCGCCACAGGCGTTCAGGGTGAAACCGGCGTCCAAGGCATCCAGGGCGCTACAGGCGTGCAGGGTGCCACAGGCGTGGATGGCCAGACAGGCGTCCAGGGCATCCAGGGCGCTACAGGCGTGCAGGGAAACACCGGGGTAGCCGGTGAGACTGGTGTTGACGGGTCTACCGGTGTCCAAGGCGTACAGGGCCTCACAGGCGTTCAAGGTGATACTGGTATCCAAGGCATGACCGGGGCATCAGGTGGCCCTACAGGGCTTCAAGGGCCTACCGGTGTGCAGGGTATTCAGGGGAACCAGGGCAACACAGGCGTTGCAGGCTCAACGGGCGTTGCCGGGGCCACAGGGCTTCAGGGGCCTACTGGTGTGCAGGGCACGATTGGTCAGACTGGTATCCAGGGCCCTCAGGGCGTGCAGGGTAACCAGGGCTTCACAGGGCCTCAAGGTAATACCGGTGTTCAGGGCGGGACTGGCGTGCAGGGCATGACGGGTGTGGCGGGTGCTACTGGCGTGCAGGGCATTGAGGGTCAGACCGGTGTTCAGGGCCAGACTGGGCTTGGCACGACTGGAATGCAGGGTGTGACAGGGCCTTTTGGTGGGCCTCAAGGTGTGACTGGAATTCAAGGTGCTCAGGGCAACACAGGGCTGCAGGGCATTACTGGCGTGTTCGTGACCAATCATTTTGATTCAACCACGGGCATAGATACCTACGGCGTTATTGGCGCGGCTTCGAACACCAATTACGGACTTTTGGATGAGCTCTGGGTAATCGACAGCGTGGGTGTTCAGAATAGAAACACATGGGTCAAATGGGATCTGCCGTCGGTGGGGGCTGTTTACCCGTTTGTTCTCGATGCCACGATGACCTTTACCGATCATTCAGGCATCAATCTCTGGCCCACGTCCCCATACAATATCATCACGAACGATGCCACGTTCAGCGCCTACTTGCTGAAAAAGCCCTTCACTGAGACAGGTGCTACATGGAATAAGTATGATGGCACAAACGCATGGGCATCTCCCGGTGGGTTTGGCGTAGGTGACTACGACACCACGGCAATCGCCACGTTTGTCCCAGGGGATCAGACAGGACATACCTGGTCATTCCCTCTTAATGCCTACGGATGCCAGCAGTTAAGCAGTGCGGTGAAGCATGGTTGGAACGGTGTTGCGATCGGTCAGGACTCTGGTACTGGCACTGTCAGTTTCCAGTTCAAGTCTTTCCAAGACAGCAGCGGCATAGTCCCTAAGCTCAGTTTCAATTACATCCCGACTGCACAGGGGGATACAGGTCTTCAGGGGCCTACAGGTATCCAAGGCACAACCGGTATTCAGGGCGGTGGTCAGACTGGTGTGCAGGGTGTGACAGGGCTTCAGGGTCAAACCGGATTGTCTTTGAACAATGTTGCATTCGGGAAGGGCATTGCCGGGGCAGTCGGGACATCCAAGGACACGTATGTCTGGGAACCGGGATCAGGCAATGATGCGCATGGTGGCGAGTCCACCATGGAAAGCTACTGCGATTCTGGAGAAACAGGGCCGTTTCCCCCTTCAGGGCAGCTGTCTTATGGGCTGATGGCTTATGATTTATCGTTCATACCTTTCGATTCGACGATCATCTCTGCTGTGCTGACAACAAATGCCGTCACGCAGGCTGCAGGTTCACAGAACCAAGACGTGAACATACGTCGGTTGACAACGAACTGGGGTGTGGATGCCACGAATGAGGGCATTACCGAAGATCCTGCCACGCATAGCCAGGCTACCTGGACGAAGTCGTTCGCGTCGCCGACCAACACAGGCTGGGCATCATCGCATTTCTCTTCGGCCGATTTTACCGATTCGACTGTTTACGCGACAATTCATAACACGTCGAGCGATGCCACGACCAGGACTTGGGACATTCGATCTCTTGTTCAGAAGTGGGTCTCTGGTACTGTCCCCAATTACGGGTTTACGTTCACGCAGACATCGCCATATTTCGGTGGAAGCAACATTTTCTACGAAACAGCCTCAGGCGATAACGCTACCGCGTCTCTACGCCCAAGGCTACAAGTTCAATGGGCTGCTCGAGGCCCTCAGGGTCAGACAGGACTGCAGGGTAGTCAAGGCATCACAGGCATTCAAGGCGCTACCGGTGCCGGCATCCAGGGCGTGACAGGCATTAGAGGATCTACCGGTATCCAGGGCACGACAGGCCCCCTTGGCGGCCCTATTGGCGCCACAGGCGTACAGGGCACGACGGGTGTTCAAGGCACTCAGGGTACCACAGGGCTACAAGGTCGCACAGGGGTGCAGGGCATTCAAGGCCTGACTGGCGTTGATGGTCAGACAGGTATTCAGGGCATTCAGGGTCAGACAGGGCTGCAGGGCACGACGGGTGTGCAGGGCATAACTGGCAGCTACATTGCTATTTACAGCAATCAGGCAGCGCAGGATACCTGGATTGAGGTTCTGAATCCCACAACCAATCATTCGACTGATACCGCGGACTTTCTCGACACGCCGGCGGCTGCGAAGCGTACGCTCATCAAATGGGATCTCTCATCGCTTTCGCCGGCCATCACGGTAAATGATGCTTCTGTGAGCGTTTGGCAGTCTCAGGCTACCGGTACCGATACGATGACCCTCTACCGGGTCACGACCGACTGGACGGCCTCTGCGGCCACATGGAACACTTACGATGGCGTGAACAATTGGACAACTGCCGGCGGTGACCGCGACTCGACGGTGATGGGTCAGATCACGCAATCTATTGGCAGCAAGACTATTCAGCTGTTCTCGGAGGGCGTGAATGTCGTGCAGGGCTGGGTGTCCGGGACGATCTCCAACTATGGATTCATCGCTATCTCAGACGCCACGACCAATCAGGATTATGCCATTTATTCGTCGAAAAACACGGATATCGGCAATCGTCCCAAACTGACTGTTCGTTTTGTACCTATAGGTGTTGCAGGCGCCACAGGCATCGAGGGTCAGACCGGTATTCAGGGTCAGACAGGCCCTGCCGGCGTCACTGGAATGGGCGTTCAGGGTATCACAGGGCCGCAGGGCCGGACAGGTGTTGCCGGGGCCACAGGGCTTCAGGGGCCTACTGGTGTGCAAGGCACGCAAGGTGTGACAGGTGTGGCGGGTGCTACTGGTGCAGGCACGCAGGGTAATACCGGTGTTCAGGGCACGACCGGCGTTCAGGGTACTACGTGTATCCAAGGCAATACCGGTGTGGGTCAGCAGGGCCAGACTGGCGTTCAGGGTATCCAAGGCAACACTGGCGTTCAGGGTATCCAGGGCACGACAGGCGTTCAGGGTCAGACAGGCGTTCAGGGCATCCAGGGCTCTACCGGCGTTCAGGGTAATACAGGCGTGCAAGGCACGACGGGTACCCAGGGCCAGACAGGCATCCAGGGCACGACTGGCGTTCAAGGTCAGACAGGCGTTCAAGGTATCACCGGGCTGCAAGGCCAAACTGGTGTCCAGGGCCAGACAGGATTACAAGGCCAAACTGGTGTCCAGGGCCGTACCGGTGTGCAGGGAACGACGGGCGTCGATGGCCAGACAGGTCTTCAAGGCGTGACAGGGGTCAAGGGCGCCACTGGCGTTCAGGGCACGACTGGGGTTCAAGGTAATACTGGTGTTGCTGGGGCCACGGGGCTTCAGGGGCCTACGGGTGTTCAGGGAACGACCGGTGTTCAAGGCACGACTGGCATCCAGGGCAACACAGGGCTTCAGGGGCCTACGGGTATCCAAGGCACGACTGGCATTCAAGGTACGACCGGTGCAGGCCTTCAGGGCGCGACGGGTACTCAGGGAGCTACCGGGACATCGGGGACATCCGGGGGGACAGGACTA